GATCGCCTGTCTGACCACAATCGGAAAATAAATCGGGATACCAGGATCGATGGCTAAGCGAGGCCGCCCGTCCAGAGAGCCTTCCGTGCAAGAGCGCGAAAAGGTCAAGGAATTGGTGGCAAAAAAGGCCCCCGTTGCCGATATTGCCAAGCTTCTCGGCCGGTCAATTCCGAATCTGAGGAAATATTTTTCCAAAGAGATTTTTTCGGAAAAAAAATCAAAGCCGGGCGCTGCGCTTCCGTTCAAGATCACGGAAGTTCATCGGCAGAAGGTCATTCGGTACATCGGCTGCAAGATGAAGGCAGTGGATGTGGCGCGGGCCCTCAATATCTCGGAGGGCCAACTTCTGGAACATTTTGCCGAACAGGTCGCATCCGGGCATGCGCTGGCGCGCGCTGCGGTGATTGATCATCTTCACGATCAGATGGAAGACGGGGTCGTCGGCGCCACAAATCGGCTGGAAGCCCTTACCGCCTCATCGGAACCTGGCGAAAGTGCCGCACAAAGCCCTGGCTATGTTGGCAAGAAGGTGGCGGCGAATTCCGCTGCTGCGGCGGCGGCCTCCGCCGGTGGCCGCTTTGCCCCGCCGGCAGCGCCAAAGCTGGTCGTCGATAATAGCGCGTGAGTGCGAAGCCGGAATGGACAACGGCGCTCCCGGATTGGGAACGCAGGATCGTCGCGCGTGAATCGTTATTGCCGTGCCCCCCGCTCTTCGCGAGCGAGGCGGAAGCAGCGCTGGCAGTATTCAAGGCCCTGAAGGTCGTTGACCTTCCTGGCATGCCGACATTCGGCGAAGTCTGCGAACAGTGGGTTTTTGATTTCGTCGGAGCGATCTTCGGAGCCTATGACGCCGAGGCTGGTCGACGCCTGATCAACGAATTCTTCCTGTTGATCAGCAAGAAGAACGGCAAATCGACGATCGCCGCCGGTATCATGGTCACGGCGCTGATCCGTAATTGGCGCTACGCGAACGAACTTATCATTCTCGCGCCGACGATCGAGATCGCGAAGAACTCCGCCGACCCTGCTATGGGGATGGTGCAGAACGACGAAGAACTGCTGACGTTTCTGAAGCCGATCCCACATGAGCGGACGATCGAGCACAGGGTCACCAAGGCGAAGCTGAAGATCGTCGCCGCGGATTCGGAAACCGTCGGCGGCAAGAAGGCCGGCTTCGTCCTGATCGACGAGCTCTGGCTCTTCGGAAAGTCGGCGAAGGCCGAGGACATGCTTCGCGAGGCCGTCGGTGGCCTAGCGAGCCGCAGGGAAGGTTTCGTTGTCGCGCTGTCGACAATGAGCAATGAGCCGCCTGCTGGCGTGTTCAAGCAGTGGCTTAAGCGCTTCCGCGATATTCGCGACGGGAAGATCGTTTCGAAGCGATCGCTCGGGATACTCTACGAATTCCCGAAGGCGATGATTGAATCCAAGGCCTATGAGCGGCCGGAGAATTTCTACGTCACGAACCCGAGCCTTGGAGGATCGGTCGACGAAGCGTTCCTGATGGATACCTTCGCCGCGGAAAGCGAGAAGGGGGTTGTTTCGCTCACCGGCTTCTTTGCAAAGCACTTGAATGTCGAGATCACGCAAGGTCTTCGTTCAGATGGATGGGCAGGCGCAAATCTTTGGTCGCGCGGAGCTGATAAATCGCTGACGCTCAAAAGTCTTTTGGAGCGCAGCGAAGTAGCAACAGTTGGAATAGATGGCGGCGGTCTAGACGATCTTCTTGGCCTCGCGGTCATCGGCCGCGAAAAGGAAACGAAGCGATGGCTCGGATGGGCCACTGCCTTCATATCGCCCGAAGGTCTCGAGCGCCGCAAGGCAAACCGTTCTATCTACGACGGATTCAAAGCAGACGGCGACCTCATCTACGTTGACGAACTTCCAGAAGATGTCGCCAAACTTGTCGAGATTGTCGAACGGGTAAAAGATTCTGGACTTCTCTCTCAGGTCGGGGTCGATCCGGCAGGCCTCGGCGTTATTGTCGACGCGCTCGCTGACATAGGTGTCACTGAAGACGATAAAAACTTGATCGGCGTACGCCAAGGCTTTGGCCTCATGGGTGCGATCAAGACCATTGAACGAAAGCTCGCCGACGGATCTTTCAAGCACGCCGACCAAGCCTTGATGGCATGGTGTGCAGGCAATGCGATTGTGCAACCGACACCTACCGGAATGCGTATCGTCCGCGACGCCTCCGGCTTCGGGAAGATTGACCCGCTGATGGCGATGAATGACGCCGCAGCGTTGATGGCTATGAACCCGGTCGCCATGACCTCCGTCTATGACCAAATAGATGGCGAACAGTCGCAAGATGACGACGATCAATCGCAATCAGTGCCCATAGATCAGGCAATCCTCGGCAATCCGCAGCATCCGCAATGGCAACAGATGCGGGAGCGCTACGAGGCCTCTCTTGGCGAAGAAGACGGGGAGGAATTCTGATGTTCGAACGCCTCCGCGAAGCAGCCTCTTCGGGTCTTGAAATTCTCGCGCAACGTATCTCGATCGATCAGAAATATCCCGGCTCGTCGCGCGTACCGACAACGATTGGCACTTTGGCCGGTGTCGCGATCACGCCCGACACGGCGGTTACGATCAGCGCGGTCTGGGCCTGCTTGCGGTATCTGTCGCAGACGGTCGCCGTTCTTCCCTGGCATGTGATGCTGGATGGAAAAAATGGCGCCGAAATTCAGTCCACGCACGGCAACGACTACATCATCGCGAAGCGTGCGAATGCAGAATGGTCCTCCTTCCAGTTTCGCGAGACGTTAACGCATTGGGCGCTTCGCTGGGGTAACGGTTACGCGGAGATCGAGCGCGATGCGCTCGGGCGTCCTGTCGCGCTATGGCCGATTCATCCCGAGCGTGTGCTCGTTTGTCGGGATCCAGACACACAGAAAATCTATTACGAAGTCAGTAATGGTAGCGGCGGCCCGCGCGTCGAAATCGACGCGATGGACATGTTTCATATCCGCGGCTTTGGCGAAGGCCCGGTAGGTGTCAACGTCATCAGCTATGCGTCGCAGTCGCTCGGGTGGGCGCGCGCGATCCAGTTGTTCGGCGCGGCCTTCTTCGGCAACGGAATGAACGTCGCCGGCGTCGTCATCAACAAGAAACCGCTCAAGCCCGATGGGTTGAAGCGTCAGCGCGCGGAATTCGACAAGCTCTATAAGGGCCCGGCCCGCGCCGGCAAGACTGCATTTCTCGACAACGATGCGGATTGGAAGGCCGTCGGCGTTGTGCCGAAAGACGCGCAGCTCACAGATGCGAACTATTTTCTCGTCGAGGAAATCTGTCGTTGGTTCGGCGTTCCGCCGCACAAGGTACAGCACCTTCTTCGCGCGACGTTCACGAACATCGAAAATCAGGGCATCGAGGTTGTCGTCGACAGCATCACGCCGTGGGTCAAGCGCTTCGAGGATGAGGCAGACTGGAAGCTTTTCGGAACCTCGAATCGTCGCGGCTACTACACGAAGATGAACATGCGGGCCCTCATGCGCGGAGATGCAGCGGCGCGAATTCAATATTACGACGGCATGGTGAAAATCGGCGCCTATTCTCCGAACCGCGTTCTCGAGCTCGAGGATGAAAATACGATCGGTCCGGATGGCGACATCCACGTCATGCAAAACCAGAACGTGACGTTGGAGCAGATTGCGAATGGCGCGCTGCCTTCGACTGCAGGTTCGAGTTCGACAACGCAGACAGATCCGAATTCTCCTGCGGAAGAAGACCCCGCGCTTTTGAACGCCGTCGATCGCATCAGCGCACTCTTGGAGGCGGAGCATGTCTAAGCCCGTCGTCCTGGCGTTGGCGAAAGCTGGCAACGAGCCTTTGCCGCGCAAGTCGCCGATGCTGGCGATGGCCGGGCACATCGAAGCTCTCGTTCGGCGTGTTCTCGCGCTCGAGGCGCGGCCCGCGGCGCGCGACGGACGCGATGGCCTTCCTGGTGTTCAGGGCCAGCCGGGCGAGCCGGGCCCGCGCGGCGAAGCTGGTCCAAAAGGACTTTCTGGCGATGTCGGGCCGCAAGGGCCGATGGGCCCGCGCGGCGACGTTGGCCCGCAAGGCCCGAAAGGTGATCGCGGAGATCCCGGCCCGCAGGGTCCGGCTGGCACCGACGGCGAAGACGGCGAAGATGGAGCGCAGGGAATCCCCGGCCGCGATGGCCGTGACGGTGTTCCTGGGCCACAAGGCCCGCAAGGTGAGCGTGGGTTGCAGGGCGAGCGCGGCGATATTGGCCCTGTTGGCCCGCAGGGTCCGCGAGGCCCCGCCGGCGAAGATGGTGATGATGGCGAACCCGGTCCCGCTGGCCCCGAAGGTCCAGTTGGCGCGCGTGGGCCTTCAGGGCCGATGGGCCGCGGTATCGAGCGTCTGTTCGCGGAAGGCGAGAATCTGCACGTCGAATATTCCGACGGCACGAAGGCCAATCTCGGTCGGTTCGTCGGACGTGATGGCAAAGACGGCGTTGCTGGTGCGCGCGGCGCTCCCGGCCGCGATGGCAAAGACGGAATTTCTCCGCCTGCGCCCGAACCGTCCGTGAAAATCGTTGATGCCGGTCCAGCGTCGCTATCGGCGAAAGACATCGATCGTCTGCACGTCGTCGAAATGGAAGTCGACGGTCAGACGCTGCGCTTCCTCGCGCTCTCCTGAAGGAAATTGATCATGGCGGCCATTCATAAAATCCCCGCTGGCAAGGGCGCGACGAAGCCTTCGGGCTATCGCATGGCAGCCAAGGGCGCCAAGGGCGAGATCTATCTCTATGGCGTGATCGGACAGACGTTCTTCAGCGACGGCGTTTCCGCCACGCAATTCAAGGATGATCTGAAGGCGCTTGGGCCGGTTACATCTCTCGATATCCGCATCAATTCCGAGGGCGGCGACGTCTTTGAAGGCCGCACGATGTACAGCCTGCTTGCCGAGCACAAAGCATCGAAGACCGTCTATGTGGACGGTCTCGCGGCGTCGGCCGCGAGCCTGATCGCAATGGCCGGTGACGAAATCCGCATGGGCGATGGCACGTTCATGATGATCCACAATCCGTGGGGCATGTCCGTCGGCGACGCAAACGAAATGCGCCGCACCGCAGATCTTCTCGACAGCGTCGGCAAGACGCTCGTCGACACCTATGCCGCGCGTACGAAAAACACGCCTGCCGATGTGAAGCAGTGGATGGATGCGGAAACCTGGATGAGCGCGCAGGAAGCGGTCGACAAGGGTTTCGCGGATTCCGTCACCGAACCCGTGCGCGTCGCGGCCGCGATCCGCCGGCCGCAGGCGTTTAAGCATCTCCCGGCTGCGTTGCAGCCCAATCGTATTGCGGCCAACGCCGCTGCAGCGCGCATCGCCGCGCTGACGACCCGAACCTAACCCGGCGCTCCCGGAAGGTTGCCCTCAAGCCCTTGGGCAAGGCACCCCGCATCGCCGTTCCCGGCGACGCATCCCAAAAAGGAAACAATGTCATGCGCAAGGCCCTCTTGGCCTCGGCAGCGGCTGCTGCCATTGCAAAGTTTCCGTCGGGCGCCATCTTTGCGGATGCCGGCTCGTCGGAACAGGTTCTCGCCGATCTTCGCGAAAAGCTGCAGGGCTTTCAGGCCAGCACCGACGCGCTGATCGCGAAAGCTGACGCGGAGAATGACGGCAATCTCTCCGACGAAGATCTCGCGACGATCGAGGAAAACGCCGCGGAAGCGGAAAAGCTGGCCAAGCAGATCAAGGCGCGCGAGGCCGCGACGAAGGTTTCGGCCGGCACGGGTCGCCGCACCGCTCCCGAGCCGCGCGAACCCAATGCACGCACGGCCGCGCTTTCCGCTGCCCGTTCGACCGAAAATCCCCGCGGCGGCTTCAAATCGTTCGGCGAGTTCGCGCTGACCGTGAAGAACGCGGCCAACGCTGCCCAGAAGATGGACGACCGGTTGATGGCCGCGGCGACCACCTATGGCAACGAAGGCACGGGCGCCGATGGCGGCTTCGCCGTCCCGCCGACCTTCCGCACCGAAATCTGGCAGAAGGTGATGGGTCAGGAAAACCTGCTTGCCCGTTGCGCGCAGCTCACCACCGGCGGCAATTCGATCACGATCCCGAAGGACGAAACCACGCCGTGGCAGACGACCGGCGGCGTTCAGGCCTATTGGGAAGCGGAAGCCGCAGCTGCTACCGCGTCGAAGCCGTCTCTTGAGATGGCAACGATCCGCCTGGCGAAGCTGATGGCGCTCGTTCCGGTCTCGGATGAACTGCTCGAAGACGCGCCTGGCATGCAGTCGTGGCTGACGGCCAAGGCGCCGGAAAAGATGGCGGCCAAGGTGAACACGGCCATCATCCGCGGCACTGGCGTCGGCCAGCCGCTCGGCATCCTGAACGCCCCCTGCCTTGTCTCCGTCGCGAAGGAAACCTCGCAGCCGGCGAGCACGGTTTACTTCGCCAACATCAACAAGATGTGGGCGCGCATGTATGCGCCATGCCGCCGCAACGCGGTGTGGCTGATCAACCAGGACATCGAACCGCAGCTCGACGCGATGGCGTTCGATCCGGCGGCGACCTCGAAGGTTCCGGTCTATCTGCCGCAGAATGGCGTTTCGGACTCGCCGTATGCGACCCTCAAAGGCCGCCCCGTGATCCCGATCGAGGCCTGCTCGACGCTGAGCACGCAAGGCGACATCATCCTCGCCGACCTGACGCAATATTGGGCCATCACCAAGGGCCAGGACGTTCGTCAGGATGTATCGATGCACCTGTATTTCGATCAGGGCCTGCAGGCTTTCCGCTTCACGTTCCGCGTGAACGGCCAGCCGATCTGGGGCAGCACCGCATCGCCGGAAAACGGCAGCAACACGCGCTCCTGCTTCGTCACACTCGACGCGCGCTGATAGCGGCGGCGGAGCGGTCTGAACCGCTCCGCATCTGCTTTCCCTCAACAAAGCGCTGAATAGGCGCAACAGGAAAGACCACGAACATGAACACGCATTTCGTTGAGAAGACGCAGATCGCCCAGGGCTTCTTGCCCGTGGCGATGAACTCTGGCGCCAATACTGGCGATTGGGTCAGCATGAAGAACTACGGTCGCATGGCGATCGTCGTTTATAAGGCCGTCGGCACCGGCGGCGACGATCCGACGATCACGGTGAAGCAGGCGCTGGACGTCTCGGGCACGACACCAAAGGCGCTGGGCTTCACCCGCGTCGACAAGAAGCAGGCGGCAACGAATCTGCTCGCGGTTGGCACGTTCACCAAGTCGACGTCCGACAGCCCGGCGACGAACGACACGTTCAACACCACGAACGGCACGTGGACGAACAGCGATCTCGCCGAGCAGGCTGCAATCATCGTCATCGATATCAAAGCCGAAGACCTCGACATCGCCAACGGCTATGACTGCATCCAGGTTAGCATCGCTGACGTCGGCACGAACGCGCAGCTTGGTTGCGCGCTCTATTTCGGTCATGAGCCGCGCAACGCGAAGACCACGTTGGACTCCGCGATCGTCGATTGATCGACATTTGCAGAAAAGGCCTCCGGTGAAAGCCGGGGGCCTTTGGTTCCGAAATTCAAGCTGAGGCCCTGCCATGATGCAGAAAGTTCTTTTCACAGCCTTCGCCGAACTGAAGCAGGGCGACGGCAAGGGCCCGAAATTCTTTGCCGGGAAAGCCTATTGGCTCTCTCCCGATCAGGCTGTTCGCTGGAAATCGGAAGGGGTCGCGGAAGATGCGCCCGCCGATATGGCCGCGGAAAACGAGCCCCAGACCTATTTGCCGAATCCGAAAGATGTTCGCCTTGTGCGCGTTTCGCGCGGCCGTTTCGACGTTCTCGGCCTGTCCGACCACAAATACAACGAACAACCGCTGACGGCGGATGCCGCGGAGAAGCTGCGCAAGCGCGTTCTCGCGGGCGAAGCCGCCGCGCCCGTTCCGGCCCCTACAGTGGCGGCCGCGCCCGCCGCTGTGGGCGAGGAAGGTGCTGGATCATCCAAGCCTTCCGAAGGTGCCGACGAAGATGCGCCCGAACAAGAAGTGACCGACACGGCAGAAGACGCCGAAGTCGAATGAACGTCCACCCCCGCGCCCTCGTTGAGAATTCGCAGATAGGCGAGGGGACGCGCGTTTGGCAATTCGCGAGCGTCATTCGTGGCGCGGTTATCGGCAGAAATTGCAATATCGCAAGCTGCGCAATCGTCGATGGCGCGAGAATTGGAAACAACTGTCTTATCGGGCACGGATCGTCCCTGCATCCCGGAACGGTTCTCGGTGATGACGTTTTCGTCGGGCCTTCCGTCACGTTCTGCAATGACAGATGGCCGATGGTGTCGAAGGACGGTTTCGACATCGACAAACTCCTGAGCGGAGAGATCATAACGACCCGCATCGAGGATGGCGCGAGCATTGGCGCTGGCGCCGTTCTGACGCCCGGATCATCCGTCGGAATGTGCGCGATGATCGCGGCTGGGGCCGTTGTCACCGGCCGCGTTCCGACCGGAACGTTGCTCAAGCGAAGCGGAGAGATGGTCGCAATAGATCCGGCCAGAATGCGCAACCGAATTCGCGCGGCGGGTTGATGCTGCACATTGCCACATGCCTTTGGGATGCGAACGACAAGTCCTTTGACTTCTCGCGTTGCTATGACGAGGCGTGGGTCGAAAAGCTTTATGCGGGTTTCGAGAGAAATCTGACCTGCGATTTTCAATTTGTGCTGTTCACTGATCGCCCGCGAAGCATTCGCTCGGCGATCCAGCAGCAGCCGATCTTGTCGAAGCGCATCGACTACGGAACATTCACGGAGCCTTACCGTCTCGACGAGCCGATGATTTTGACTGGTCTCGATACCGTCATCACCGGGAACGTCGATCATCTCGCGAAATATTGCCTGACCTCGGACGTCATCGCATTGCCGCGTGACCCCTACGCCAAAGAGCGAGCCTGCAACGGCGTTGCGCTCGTTCCGGCAGGCAACGCCAAGGTCTACGAAGACTGGCGCGGTGAAAACGATATGGAATGGATGCGGAAGCAGCCGCATCAGTTCATCGACGATCTCTTTCCTGACCAGGTTGTCAGTTACAAGGGCCACGTCATGGAGCATGGCGTCGGTGATGCGCGAATCGTCTATTTCCACGGCCGAATGAAGCCGCACGAACTATCTGATCTGCCTTGGATCGCGGAGCACTGGCGCGTTTGATGGACGAGGGGCGGCAGAACGAATATTGGGTGCCAGAGCCTTTGTTTCGCGGCGAAACCGTGTTCTGCATAGCCTCGGGGCCAAGCCTGACCGCAGAGATCGCGACAAAGCTGCGTGGGCGAAGAACGATCGTGGTGAATTCGTCCCATGCGCTCGCGCCCTGGGCTGACGTTCTCTACTTCACCGACTCGAGCTGGTATGAGCAGCGCAGAGAGGTCGTCGCAGCTTGGCCAGGAATGATCGTCTCGATGTCGCCCACGGCGAAGCGAGAATTGCCGGATAAGGTGAAGCGTGTCCGCGGCGAACTCATGGGCGGGTTTCCGCCAAGTCGCAGCGAGAGCATTAGGCAGGGCCGCTCGAGCGGGCATACGGCGGTTTCTTTGGCAATCTCCATGGCTGCGCGGCGTATAGCGCTCGTCGGCTACGACATGCGGGTGATCGGCGGGAAAGAGCATCATCACGCGGAATATTCTGGCGTGCGCGATCTTGATCAGTATGCGCGCGAATTTGTGCCGGCGTTCCGCGGCTGGAACCAAGACGCGCTGGATGTCGGCGTTGAAATCCTGAATTGCACGCCGGGATCGGCAATCGATGAATTTCCCTTTTCCGATTTGGATGAAGTGCTGGCGGAGAAGTGAATGTTCGCGGTAACGACGGCATCTTCGGACAATACGCTTCTGACCATCGCGGAACTGCGTTCGGCAATCGGCGTCAGCGATAACAGCAAGGACGCTGATCTTACCACGCTGGGCGCCCGCGTTGCCGCGCAGATTTACAACGTGTGCAATATTGCGAAGGATGGTGCGACGCCTCCGACGCTTCGCGAAGAAACCTGTTCAGACACATTTCGGGAGCGCGAGTTCCAGGAGAAGATCGTTCTTTCTCGCAGGCCGGTGACAGAGATCATTTCAATCACCGAATGCGATGTCGCGCTCACCGAAGATCAGTACGAGCTCGAGCCGTCGTCGGGGATCATCAAGCGGCTTTGCAACGACCGCGAGACGCTTTGGTATCCAGGCAAGATCGTCGTGGCCTATGTCGCGGGGTACGCGACGGTGCCGGATGACTTGAAGCTGGCAGCATCGAAGTTCGTGCAGTCGATCTACCGGACTGGATCGCGTGACCCGCTATTGCGCAGCGTGACAATCGAAGGTGTCAGCACCCGCGAATATTGGGTCGATCCGAACAACGACTCCATCGTTCCAGGCGAAGTGATGGATATCCTCAATCAAGGCGATTACGTCGAACCTGTGGCGGGCTGATCAGATGCTTACACCCGGAATCAAAAGCCTTGGCGACTTCACGATCACGGGCGCGGGAACGCAGACCGGCGATTGGGTTGAGGATCTGGATGGTCTCTTGGCCGCCGCGGCGCAAATGCGGCTGGCCTATGGTTCTGGCGGAACGTCGGTCAAGGCGTATCTGCAGACATCGCTGGACCAGGGCACGACGCCGATCGACATAGCGTGCTTTACGTTCACGACGGCTGGCGCATCAAAGGCGCGCAATTTGTCGGCCCTGACGCCGAAGACCACGGACGTGACCCCGACCGACGGCACGCTGACTGACGATACATCTGTCGACGGCATCTTGGGTGATCGTTTCAGGCTGAAGATCGTGACGGTCGGAACCTATGTCGGCACCGTTCTTTCGGGAAGGCTCTGCGTGCGGTGACGGACGCCGAGCAGCTTGTCGCCGATCTTGATGAAGAACTGGCTCGAGATGGTCAGGACATCAGGCTTCAGCGGCTTACGGGAACGCAGCAAATTCCTTTCGAAGTCACCTGCCGCGCCTTCGTGCGGCCGGTTTCCGCAGAACAACTGATCGCAGGAATCACGCAGGACTCGAGCAACGTCGTTCTGAGCCCGACACAGATCGTCGCTGCAGGATGGCCTGGACCGAATAGCTCGAAGACGCCGACAACAGTTGATCGCAGAGTTCCGACAAATAACGACAAGGTCGTGATCGCCGGGAAAGTTCGCCAGATCAATGCGGTGATGCCGGTGTATGCGGATGGGGAGCTTGTGAGGATCAATCTGCGGGTCCTCGGCTGATGGTTTTGGTCGACGCGCAGGTTGATGCCGTCAAGAAGCAAGTTGCGGCACTGACGCGGACGCAGATCATCGCGACGGCGAAGGCCGAGAACACGAAGATCATGCAGTCCGATCCGCATCCGGCCGGATTTGTTCGGCACGTAGATGGCGTTGAAGGTGCGCCTGAAGAGAGCGTCAAGGACGGCGGCGTCATCGTCTATGACTATGACCGCCTCGATTTGGTCGTGGAATTCGCGCTCGATACGCTGAGACAGCTTTCGCCGGTCGACAAAGGCGATTATGTGCGTTCGCACACGATCTTCGTCGACGGAAAGCCGGTTGAAGACCTGAAGGGCTGGCACGAAGGACAGAAGATCGCGATTGCGAACACTGTTCCTTACGCACGCAAGATCGAAGTCGGCGGGAAGAAATATCGGACGCATCCGCATGTCTATGAACATGCGGCCGTGACGGTAAATCGGCGGTTCGGAAACGTGGCGAGTGTGTCGTTCGGGTATATGCGGGTCGACATCGGTGACATAAGCGTATGGGCCGATACCGTTTCCAGATCGCATGGATCGCAACGCAAGAGTGATCGAGATGAATGGCTGCGTCGCCAGCCTGCGCTCTTCTTGAGCGAACTTTGAGGTAGAAATGGCTGCGGATTATGCGGGTGCCATCGCGGCCATAAAGCAGAAGGCCGTCGACGGATGGGCCGCCAACAATGAAGACGCAGACGTTCTT